GGATTATTTCGGTGAACGGTGCGGCAGCACGTTGTGCCTGCGTCGGCGACCTGCTGATCATCTGTTCTTACGTGCAGATGTCAGATGAACAGGCCCGCCAGCACAAACCGAAAGTGGCCTATTTCGAAGGTGAAAACCATCTGAAACGCACCGCGAAAGCCGTGCCGGTTCAGGTGGCCTGATTCTCTGAGTAACTGATAAAGAGTCATAAGAAATCTGAATCCCCAAAATCATTCGAGTTGCATCAAGGCGGCAATTGAGTGAATCCCCGGGAGCATACATTAGTATGTGACCGGGGTTCACGAAAGCAGCCAACGCAGAGGCAACTCGAAGGATGAAGGGGATTAACTTCTCAGACCTCTGCCGCGCTCGATCAAGTACCACGCCAGCAAATAAAACACTGCAATAAACGCCACCAGCACGCTCATGGTAAACACCAGCGGCACGTCTGAAATCCCCAGGAAACCGTAGCGGAAACCGCTGATCATGTAGACGATCGGGTTCAGCTTGGAAACCGCCTGCCAGATTGGCGGCAACAACGACAGCGAGTAGAACACGCCGCCAAGATAGGTCAGCGGCGTCAGCACGAACGTCGGGATCAGACTGATATCGTCAAACGTTGTCGCAAACACCGCGTTCAGTAAACCGCCCAGCGAGAACAGGATCGCAGTCAGCAATAAGGTCAGCGCGATGATCCACCAGGAGTGGATGACCAGCGGGACGAAGAACAACGAGATCGCCGTGACCAGGATCCCCACGCAGATCCCACGCGCCACGCCGCCGCCGACATAACCGGCGATCACCACGTGCGTTGGCACCGGCGCGACCAGCAGTTCTTCAATGTTGCGCTGGAATTTAGCGCTGAAGAACGACGACGCCACGTTGGCGTAGGAGTTAGTGATCACCGCCATCATGATCAGCCCCGGCACGATAAACTGCATATAGGTGAAACCGTGCATGCTGCCAATCTGTGAACCGATCAGGTTACCGAAGATGATGAAATACAAGGTCATGGTGATGACCGGCGGAACCAGTGTTTGGATCCAGATCCGGCCAAAACGGTTGATCTCTTTCATCCAGATACTTTTGAGTGCCACCCAGTACAATTGCGACATTATTTCTTTTCCTCACTGCCGTTCACCAGCGTGACAAACAGCTCTTCCAGACGGTTCGCCTTGTTACGCATACTTAATACCTGCACACCCTGCTTGCTCAGCTGGCTGAACAGGGAATTCAGTCCCTGCTCGCGCATGACTTCCACTTCCAGCGTTGACGTGTCCGTCAGCTGGCTGCGGTAGCCTTCGAGCACCGGCAGCGGGCTTTTCGCGCCTAAATCCAGAATGAACGTTTCGGATTTCAGCTTCGACAACAGCTCTTTCATACTGGTGTTTTCCACCAGCTGGCCGCCCTGAATAATGCCGATATTACGGCACAGCATTTCCGCTTCTTCCAGATAGTGTGTGGTCAGAATGATAGTGGTGCCCTGCGCGTTCAGCTCTTTCAGGAAGCCCCACATGGAGCGGCGCAGTTCGATATCCACGCCCGCCGTCGGCTCATCGAGGATCAGCAGTTTCGGCTCGTGCATCAGCGCACGGGCGATCATCAGACGACGTTTCATCCCGCCGGAGAGCATGCGCGAACGCTCGTTGCGCTTGCCCCATAAATCCAGCTGCGTCAGATATTTTTCCGCACGTTGCAGTGCCAGCGGACGTGGCACGCCGTAATAACCAGCCTGATTAACCACCACTTGCATGACGGTTTCAAACGGGTTGAAGTTGAATTCCTGCGGCACCAGACCTAACTGGCGTTTAGCATTCACAATATCTTTATCAATGTCATAGCCAAACACCTGCACTTTGCCGGCAGTTTTGTTGACCAGTGAACTGATGATACCAATGGTGGTGGATTTACCCGCACCGTTCGGCCCAAGCAGGGCATAAAAATCGCCAGCTTCGACGCGCAGATCGATTCCACGCAAAGCCTGTACACCACCGGCGTAAGTTTTGGTTAACTTTTCCAGTTCCAATGCATAATTCATAAAGGGAGCGTACCTTCTTGTGAAAACCCTGTTGTAGGAATGAGTAAGTGGAGATGCCGAATCTGTTTGAAAAGTCGGGGCATTGCCCTATATTACCCCATCGCAGTGAGCTCGTTACAGGCTATTGACCTCCATGAATGACATAGAAAGACTCATCAGTAACAACGCAGCCTGGTCTAAAACCATGATTGACGAAGATCCTGGTTTCTTTGAACGCCTTTCCCAGTCTCAAAAACCCCGTTTCTTGTGGATTGGCTGTTCCGATAGCCGTGTCCCCGCCGAGCGACTGACTGGCCTGGAGCCAGGCGAACTTTTCGTTCACCGTAACGTCGCCAATCTGGTCATCCACACCGACCTTAACTGCCTGTCCGTTGTGCAATATGCTATCGACGTGCTGGAAGTCGAACACGTGATTATCTGCGGTCACTACGGCTGTGGCGGTGTGCAGGCGGCGGTTGAAAACCCTGAACTGGGTTTGATCAATAACTGGTTGTTGCATATCCGGGACATCTGGTACAAACACAGTTCCCTGCTGGGCGAACTGTCGCCAGAAAAACGTCTCGATAAATTGTGCGAACTGAATGTGGTCGAGCAAGTCTACAACCTCGGTCACTCCACGGTGATGCAATCGGCCTGGAAACGCGGCCAGAAAGTCACACTGCACGGCTGGGTTTACGGCATTCTGGACGGACGACTGCGCAACCTGGAAGTTGACGCTACCAGCCGCGAAACGCTGGAACAGCGCTACCGTCAGGGCGTCTCCGCCTTGCTGAACGGCGACCCGCAATAACAAGCCGCACTACTCTACCGAATTTCAAAAAACAAAAGGCACAAAAATGTGCCTTTTTTATCATTTATTTTTCCTGCACTTACAACGCGATCACTATAAATCAATGAGTTATATGCGGTGTAAGCAGCTACAAGCCCTATAAAGATGCTTAGGTGTGGACACTATGTGGACACTCCAGCCCCGCTTTTCCCCTCAGTGGATTGAAGAAAATTGCGTCCTGCAGGAAGTCCGGAGCAAAGTGAGCATAGACCATTGTCTGGTTAATATTCGCGTGTCCGAGAATTCTTTGCAGGGTGATTATGTTCCCGCCGTTCATCATGAAATGTGTCGCAAACGTATGTCGCAGCACATGCAATGATTGCCCTTTCGGTAAGTCTGGCTTCACCGATTTCAATAGCAGCCGGAAGGTCAAATAATCGGCATCAGGAAAAAGTAATCCAGACTTCTGATTTTTGACTACCTTACATACCTCATCTGAGATCGGGACTGTTCTGGGTTTGCCGTTTTTGGTGTTGAGAAAAGTCACTCTGTTATTAATGACGTTCTCAACCTTCAAACTGCTTATTTCTCCCCAGCGGCCTCCTGTACTCAGGCTCAGGATCGCAATCCTCTTATTGTCCCCTTCCAAAACTGACAGTAACTTTTCAATTTCATCAGCAGACATAAAAGTCATGGATGATAGCTGCCCTTTTAACAACGTTACCCCATGCAACGGATTTTCAGCGTGGAACAAACCCGCTTCGTTCAGGTAAGTAAACAGACCACTCAGCAACATCAAATTGCGGTTTACCGTCGTTGCCTTAACGCCCTTCGCCAATCTCAAAGACTTAAATTTTGTAATAGCCAGGCTATCAATTTGGAAAGAACACGGGTCATCCATAAGGTTACAGATGAACTCCAGTTTGGCTTTGTCGAGCTTGCCGTGCTTCACGTTCTGCCCGTGATAAAGCCACCACAGTTCTATCAACTCGGATAAAGGCCGTTTGTCTGCCGGTTTAGATAGCCATTCTTTGTCGTGATAATTCACCGCTACATATTTTTCGTAGGCGGCTGCTTCATGTTTCTTGTCGAACCTACGCCGGAAGCGCTTTCCGTTGCGCCCCTGCGGTCTGATGTCCACTTCATAACGACCATCATCGAGCTTCTTAATCGACATATTGAAGCCCTCCGGAATCGTGGGTACTGCAAAGACTCTGTGATTCTATAAAACGTAAAAAGTCGAAATGTAGCGTTAACCAGTCTTTTTGTCGGAGTGGGACGACGCTGTTTCGTCCTGCCCAAAGTGTGCGAGAACCGGCGCGATCTGTCCGGCTTCAGGGGAAATTTGATCAGTCATGAACCACATTGTGTATTTTGTGAACTTAGGTTGATTCAGAAGTTTCATCGTCATTTCTAAGCTCATGCCTTTCGTTCCATTTTCATAGCTCGAAAGTGTCGCATATTTAATTCCAGTTAACTCACTGAAATCCTTACGAGTAAGCCTCTCCGACTCACGGATGAGCTTGATTTTCTCCGATACCTCTATTGACATAATTATACCATCGTCAAATAATGTGACCATTGTAAGGCAGAAATTTGCCACCATTGGCAATTAAAAGCAGTTATAGGCAATTAATTACACTATCGGAGAGATTAGCAGATGGGCAAACAAATCGTAAGTGTGTCGGATGTCCTGCCGTATTCGGAATTTGCTAAGGCAATTGGTAAAACGCCCGCAGCAGTAAAAGGGATGATTGAAGCTGGCAAGCTCCCAATTGTCGAAATGCGTAACCCTGAAAATCCTACTGCACGTGCGGAAAACTGGGTTTATCTCCCTGCCTGGAACGCAGGTATGAAGTTGGCGTTTGAAAAGCGTCCAAAAGAGATTCGCGACGGCTGGCTAATGTGGCTTGGCTTGGGCGAGCCGAAGTAATACTTCGTTAGATTGATATTTAAGTTGGAGGAAAGCATGGCTAAAAATATTGGTTCCACAATTCAGGACAGTTTACTTTTTTTAGATTTTCAAGATGTAAATAAAGGAAGGACATTCGTCCTTTTAACTTCAATTATATCTATTCAACGAAATGGCGAAGGTGCTCTTATCACCTTAGATTCGGGACTGGAGATTTCAGTTCATTTAAGTGTCACAGCAGTAATGAGCACAATTGCATATGCCGTTAAGAATTGCCGCAGATCTCACCCCGAAGTAGCAGACACGATTCCTGCAATGTTTATTTTTGCCTTATCTGAGGAAGATAAGGCCAGTCTAGACCGGCCTATGGAAGCTATTAGATACGCTCGATAAAGCTTTTTAAATGCGGTTCTATTGGGAATTTTTGATCAATTAGATGATCAATTTCATTCACAAGACCTTTGAGTTCAGATCCTAAAGCACTCGCCCCATCAGGGGTTTCGATGGATTATAACAGTTTTACTAAATCTGTCAGTTGAGCGTGAACCTTGGCTTCTCTACTCATAAATGTCTCCTTTTGTAATGTGTTTAAACCTGAGTCATCTCGCGAAAGGTAATCAGGCTAAACAACTTTACCATATGAATCATGGTGAAAGAGTGCATGTTTCCATTTCAGGCACTCGAGCCAACATAGGACAGGTGAAGATGAGTATCTCAGTTGCACCACTACTGAAAAGACAAAGCCCTTCCCGCAGTTTTGGACACGGCTGGATTGAGCTACCAGGTGGCAAACGCTGGAATCCAGCGAAACCGCAAATGTATTCAACCGGTTCGATCCAGAAGCCCTTCTACAAACGCTTCTTTGGTTGAGGTGTCTATGCAATCGCAAACATTGAGCTATTCGGAAAGTATCCCGAAGGAAAAAAGAGAAGCATGTTTTCAGCATATTATCGGGATCCGAAAAATGCTGACCAGCCAGAAAAATATTGCGCAGGAAACGTTTGATGAAAGTACGCCGACCATGCGCAAATTGATCTGCTTCCATGCTGGATTGAAAAGTCGTCATATCAATATGCGTTTCTTTGAATTGGCACACAGTGAAAGAATAAAGGTCATTGAAGCACTTAACTCACTCATTGAGTTTGGTAACGCGCTTCCGGCCTTTATTAGTGAAACCGACTCAGTTCTCAACATAGAACATTAATACATCTGAAATTTAATTGGCGTTCAACCCGCCGGGCATTCTTTTGCCTAAAAACAGGATTGGATAATGGAAGAAATCATAAATGAAGCTCGTTCTGACGAACGTTTAAATCGTGCAGCCGTATTCGCTGCACGTCTTGAGGCTATCGCATGTTTCATCGTCAAGCAGGCAATGACCGGCACTGAAGCCGCCGAAGCTTTACGCGTTGAGGCTACCCGCATCCAAAACGAAGCGGGAGAATTTCATTAATGGCTGATGTTATTGACGCTGCCCAAGAAAGAGCGGACCTGATCTTAGAGTCACAAATTCAAGCTGCCCGCATAAGCACTACGGGCGCTTCCTCCATGTATTGCCTCGACTGTGACCGCCCTATTCCTGAAGAACGCCGCGCAGCTCTGCCTGGCGTTGAGCTGTGTGTCTATTGCAAGGAAATCAGTGAGCTAAACGCTAAGCATTACCGAGACAGTAAATGATTTTGTTCTCGATGGCATTGCTCATTCTGGCTGGCATCAATGCTGGCTATCTGATCATTGATATCAAAGACGGTTTGTAATGCAGAACAATCGCTTTACTTCTCAGACTGAAACGCCCGATGTTTGGGCGTTCCCCTGGAATAAACCTCTAGCCCCAATCGTCCCCCAAGAAAGGCCGAGACCGCTTACCCGTGATGAATACGATCAGGGGCAAGCTGTTTTAATCAAAGTAAAAAACCTCTCTAAAGACCTGCAAGAAATTTTCACTGGCCGCCATAAGTACCTGCTCAAAACTCAGGGCATTCACGCAGCCAATAAATATCTGGTTTATACCCTTGGGCGCAGCATACTGCCGCGTGTCGATGCAGTTAATAAAGCCCATGCAATGAATGTCAATGCCACCATGAAATTCATCTCAGAGGCCGATGTTTATCACCAGTTACCAGGCATGAGCGACAAACCGCTACGTCGTTTCACACAGAATATTGCAGGACAATTGAAGGCCATTTATGAAGACCGTTGCGATCAGCTGTTGGCTGAACATGGTGGAGATTACGCGGTACTTCTTCAGTCTGATACGCAGTGCGCTCTGTATCGTGATATTGCAGGAATGTCCCGTGCCTTCAACGTCAACCCTATGTATTGGACAAAATTCACTAAAGGCAAGCTTGATGCAACGTCTGCCATCGCTAGCATGTCTCGGCTGGTAAATCCCGATTGGTGGTTAAGTCAGTTGAAAGGCCAGCGTACACGCTGGCGTGAGTCATTGCTGATCGCAATCGGCAAGGTTAACCGTGACGCGTCTCCCTATGCCAGTAAGCAGGCTATCCGTGAAGTTCGTTCCCGCCGACTGTCGAATCTGGACTATCTAAAAAGCCGCGACCTGGAGAATGTCGAAACCGGCGAGCGTATCAGTTTGATCGATAAGGTCATGGCGAGTATTTCAAACCCTGAAATCCGCCGCATGGAGCTGATGAGCACTATCGCCGGCACCGAAAAATATGCGGCCGCGAATGGTGACGTCGGAATGTTTCTGACCATCACCACCCCATCTAAATTTCACCCGACCCGCATGGTGGGTAAAGGTGATAACAAGCGCGTTCAGCGAAATCATGCTTGGGACAAAGAGGCCTACACGCCGAAAGATGCGCAGCGTTATCTTTGCGGGATCTGGAGCAAAATGCGCACCGCGTTCAAAGACAGTGGCCTGTCCGTTTATGGGATGCGCGTAGTAGAGCCTCACCACGACGCGACCCCACACTGGCACATGATGTTATTCACTAAACCCGCCATGCGTCAGCCGGTGATCGACATAATGCGCAAATACGCCATGAAAGAAGACGGCGACGAACGTGGCGCGGCTAAAAACCGCTTTGACTGTAAACACCTGAATCGCGGCGGCGCGGCAGGCTATATCGCCAAATACATCGCAAAAAACATCGACGGTTACGCACTGGAAGGAGAGCGCGACCACGAAACTGGCGAACTGCTTACAGATTCCGCTGCCGCTGTTACCGCCTGGGCTGCTACTTGGCGTATTCCTCAGTTTCACCCTATCGGCCTGCCTACCATGGGTTCATACCGTGAGTGCCGCCGCATCCGCTCTATCAGCCTGACTGAAACCTTTGACGAAGAAGTGGAAGCCGTGCGCGCTGCTGCTGATGTCGGTGACTTTATGGCGTACATGACTGCCCAGGGCGGCGCAAATGTCCCACGCGAGGAACAGACTGTACGTGTAGCCCGCCGTGTTGCTGACGAGCTGAACGCATACGATGAGGAAGCGAAAAAGGTTGTTGGCATTTTCGCCCCCCACCTGGGCGAATCTCATGTATATGAAACGCGTACCACTCAATGGCGGATCGTTGCTTCTGCCGTTGACTCTGAGGTTTTGACCGCAAAAAGCGCCTCCGGCGCGCCTCGGAGTCCTGTCAATAACTGTGGGTTAGGTGGAAAGAATGCCGCCGCAAATGGGCGAGATAACCAAGCTGGGAGCGCCGCTAAAGCGTTCATTTCTGCCAACCAACCGGTAATTGACTGGACAGACACAGCCGCCGTGAGGGCGATTGTGGCACGGATGCGTGAGGAAACGTCGAGAGTCAGCAAGGCGCAGCGCAGTTTCGACCCGACAAAAGGCCGTGATGTTACCCCGTCGGCAAGATTTACGGCAGAAGAACGGGCACGTTTGCCGCAAATCGAACGCGAATTGATGAAACACAATATAACGGCTGAACGCTGGGAACTGGAAGCGCTGAGCCGAGGGGCGAAAATCAGCTTTGGTGAACTGGTTATGAGTTTTGAACCGCTGCCGGACTGGGCAGAATTTGAATGATGTGTATTAGCTCAGACTTGTTCTGACAGTCTAATTTGAGTGAGATGTAAACGTGCCGTTTCGCCTGCAATGGGACGCAGAATTCCGATAGTCATGAAAATTCTCCTAACAATCAAACACTTTTTCTTCGTTATATGTATATTTGATAAATCAAAATAATTACTCGATCGTGATCAAATTTTAGAAAGACACACTCAAAAGGGCGCAAAAAAAAACACCAAAATACATAAAATAATAGAAAGCACCTCGACAGATTAAAAATAATTTATTTGGCATTCAATCCTGAGAAACCATTTTATTATTTTAAGCTTATAACTGACGTATAGAATACGGTTTTAAGTTGATTAACTTGTTAATATGAAGTAATTTTAGTGTAAAAACATGATGCGTAATTGTAAAAACTTGCGGGATAATTAACCTAAAAATATACACATTTACATTGCATTGCATTGCATTGCAAAAAGACCATACAATTTACACGTAAATGTATATAATGTGTACGATCCCCTGATTGATGTCAGGTGTCATATCCGGCTAGCAAGCCTACATAAAGGAACTATGTATGTTTTCATTTAAGAATAAACCCCAGTACTTTATCATTTTAAGCGCTTTTTCGGCGTTCAATTCATTCGCCTATCAAGATGGTTATGGTAATGAAATTCCTTCATCATCTAATACAGGTGGAAACTATCAAGAACAAGGAAATAATCCTTACTGGAACTATAGTAATAATACACTTAACAATCCATATAGTACTAATGCAGAAACTATAAATATTTTTGACTATGCTACAGGATTTGAAACTTCAGACTACCAAGGGGAATTCATCTCTACAGAAGATGACATTCCTAATGCTTACAATTTTGAAGGAAATAATTTAGAATCTACGTACATTGGTGGTTCTTCAATAACTTCCAAAGGCGAAGGCTCAAACGTTGTTTTATATAAAAATAATGCCAACTTCATTTCACTTTCAGCATCTAATGGAGGGACTTTTCTTGTCGACGGCAATTCTGCAGAAGGTGCAGTTATAAAAAATAATGATGGATTCATATTATTGAAAGGAAACTATGCGAATGGAGCAGAAATAGAAAATTCAAATAATGGGAAAATGGTTATTGATGGCAACTCGGTGGATGGCGCAACCATTATAAACGATAATGCTTCTATAAATTTTTACCATAACATTGCAAAAAATACCAATATAAACAATAACAATGGCGCTACTATAATCGCACTTGGGAACAACATATCAAACTCTGAAATTACGAACGCGGAGGGGGCTAATTTTACCATCGGTGACTGCAACGGTGATTTTTGTGAAGATAGCGTTGGGACTACAGCCCAAAATATTACACTTAATAATAAAGGTGATTTTTATTTTTCAGGTAGCCTTGATCTATCAGGATCCACGATAAATAATGATGGTCTAATTTCTGGCGCTGATAATATAAAAATGAGCGATACTAAAGTTTATAACTCTGGGATACTAAATCTTTCTGGGGATATAAATCTCAGTAGTTCAGAGTTTGAGAATACTGGCATGTTCTCACTTTCAGATTCTTTATTAAACCTCTCGGAAACCAATGCTAAAAACTCAGGAGTTTTTAATATTTATAACGTGGGTATAACGGGAGGTACATTTAATAACGCTGGGACTTTGAAAATCGACGGTGCTAACTCAACTAGCATGGACATTACTAATGCCGGGCACGTTATTGTTAACTCTGGCAGTTCCACAAACATGAATAAAGGCTACATCCTAAATGAAAAAACGGGTTATATCGATTTATATAATAATACTCGTCTTGTCGGTGATTTGACAAACTATGGAGTGATGCAACTTGTCAGTCAAGATGGCAGTTCTGTCGAAAGCACGTTTACCGGTGATATAAATAACTACGCTACGCTTTCCTTGGCTTCATCTGCTAACACAGTGGGCAACAAGTTAACAATTGATGGCAACTACACCGGATACAGCGGCTCACAAATTGTTATGAACAGCATACTGTCTAGTGATAATTCCAATTCTGACGAGCTACGCATCACCGGTGATAGCACTGGTGAAAGTGCTATTTTTATCAATAATATCGGTGGGCATGGTGCACAGACCGTTGAGGGTATAAACGTTATTACTGTTGATGGGAACTCCGGAGCGAACTTTATCAAGGGTGGGAGGATTGTTGCCGGAGCTTATGACTATTCTTTAGTACGTGGTATTGGCGAAAATAAGGGAAACTGGTATCTCACAAGTAAAGATACTACCCCTATCGATCCGACTGTTCCACCGACTGTTCCACCGACTGTTCCACCATCTTTAGGGCAAGAACGACCAGAAGCTGGTAGCTACATTGCTAATGCCGCAGCATCTAATATGCTATTCACCACTCGTCTTGGCGACCGCTCCGTTAGCACTACTTATCGTGACCCGTTAACCGGTGAGCAAAAAAACACCTCCCTTTGGATGCGCAATGTTGGTGGACACACGAATTGGCACAGTTCTTCTGGACAACTTAAAACAACTAGCAATCAATATGTTATACAGATTGGCGGAGATATCAAAGAATGGAGCTTAAAAGGAACGGATCGTTTAAATCTAGGCCTTATGACTGGTTACGCTACTAGTAAAAGTAAAACACATAGTTCACTTACACGGTATTCCTCAAAAGGTAATGTTAATGGCTATAGCGCGGGTTTATATGGCACATGGTTTGAAGATGCAAAAAATAAAAGTGGACTCTATATTGATAGTTGGGCGCTATATAACTGGTTTGATAACTCAGTAAAAGGTGATGAGCTTACCTATGAGAAATACCACTCTAAGGGCATTACTGCCTCGGTTGAGACAGGTTACTCAATGAAACTCAAAAGTTCACCAACTTTGCTTGGTGAGAAATATAACTGGTACCTTCAGCCAAATGCGCAGGTTACATGGATGGGTGTAAAATCTAACGAACATACCGAAGCTAATGGAACTCGGGTGACAAGTGAAGGTGATGGAAATATTCAGTCTCGCCTCGGTGTTAAAACCTATTTTATTCAGAATTTAACTTCAGGGCAAAAAAGTGAGCAAGCGTTCAATCCTTATATCGAGGCCAATTGGATCCATAACACTGATACATTTTCTACCCGTATGGATGGAGAAAGTGTAAGTCAGAACGGCACAAGAAATATGGGAGAGTTTCGTGTTGGTGCAGAGGGTAACATTATAAAGAGTGTAAGCCTCTGGGGTAACATCGGAACTCGCTTCGGCAACAAAAGCTACAGTGACAGTGATGTTACTTTAGGTGTCAAATATCAATTTTAATATTTTACTTAGGTAATACATTTCAATTAAATAATTACAGGCCACGATTAGTGGCCTGACTATAAAGTTTTATAATCAATAGGGCCTTAGCTCCTCTTAAAAAGAACTTGATAATTCTCATTTTAAGCACGTTGGTCCGCGATTGCATGCATGGTTTTGCATGTCCTATTTGGGGCAAAGAAGTGCCTCCACACCTTGCAAAATGGGCTTTTATGGGCGTTAATCAATGCATTAAAAGGAGTGATACAAGTCCAACGCGGGCAGGCGGGTAACATTGCGCGCGCCCAGGTGCAACGCGATGAAAATGGCGGAACCTCTGGTACTCTTAGACGCTTATATGTGGTGGGATGACAAATGGAAGAGAAGAATTAGCATGCTATTCGTGTTTATGCCCCTAATATCTACACTTGGATTTAATGGCTGAAGCTTGCTCCGACTTCCTCTATACCAGATTTTTGGGCTATGAAGGCAATAAGTCACAATTGTTGCTAAAATGCCAAAAACCCTATGATGTCCTCAATACATTTGGACATGCAGGCAAATAAAAAAACACGTTGATTCGCCACTTTCTTTGAAGAGTCGCTTAGCAACCCATTAAGATGAAAGGATTTTCCTATGAGTCCAGATGCAATATTGCTGGCTAAAGCAATAAGTTCACTCCAGCCTTCTCCGGATTACCTAAAGGATTATGTCTTTCCGATAGCGCTGGCTTTCTTCGCTGCACTGCTTGGCGGATGGTCTGCTGTCTACATCAATAGAAAGCAGGATCTTAAAAACATTACCAAAGATAACTTCATAGCAGCCAACCAGACTATCATATTGGCTCATGAGTGCTTAAATAATCTTGTGGCAATAAAATCAGAATATAAAGATATAACCTACAATGAACCATTGTATCGAGCATTTAGATTCCCAACAATGATTTCAAAAACCGAAAATGTTAAATTCAACGCTAGCACACTTTATTTCATCAGAACCATCCCAACAGCTAATAAAGCTTTCTTTGAAAAGCTCGCTTGGAATTTCAAACATAGGATTCTGAGAATAAAAATTCTATCACCTTCAACGGATGATACTATGTACTCATGGAGAAATGTTGTCAGAATTAGCTCTATGTTCAGCAACTACAATCAGATTATGGAAATGCTATCGTTAAGGAATGGGTTGAACGAACAAGTGAAGGAGTTTTCCAAGGGAGTGGATTTATCAACCCCCGGTGCGGCCGAGCAATTGGCTAATACTCTTGGGGACAGGTTATGTGGTGGGTTTATTGATGTGACTGAAGTAACGATAGCTCTTATCGACCATGTTATTATTGAATTACATAAATTTATGATTGAGTTCGCAGCTATCGCATCAAGCAATATTGAATTAAATAGGATTAAAGAATGGGGTGGTCTACCAACATACACTAACCAGCAACCATTATTTCTGAAAATCTTAAAACCTATTGTGAAACCTGATTATAAAATCTTGGCTCAATACATAGGTATTTCGGAGAAAGAAGCACTGGCAAGATACACCTATAAAGACTGGGTAAAACCCTCCTAATGTGCATGTATGGAGAGTATTTATCTTCTAGGAATTCATTCCTCCCACCCTTGTATAATCATTCCATAATTCATTATGATTAATATGAGTAGTTGTATTTTATGTTAGGTAGTTCAATCCCCGAATTAGGGGGCTTTGCAGTCTTACTCTGTCGCCAACTCATAAGACGTAAACCGAATCACCTCCCCCCCAAACCAAGCATTCAACTCCTTAAACCGTTCCTGCAACGGCGTGAGTTCGTTACGGACAAAAACCTGCGACGCTTTCACCGAATCACCAAATCCGCCGCTGTTCTCCGGAATAATTCCCATCATCTGAGGTGGCACGCGGTGCGCACACAGCAAATCATTCTGACTGGCTTTCTTGATATTAAAGAAATCGTCTTTCGTTGCGACTTCGCTCAGTGGCAGAATCTTGATCCCATCCGGCTTGCCGTTCGGCGCGTACATGAACAGGTTGCGGAAATTACCTATGCCTTTTGTGTCCCGCATCGCTTTACGCATCTGATCGATGTCAGAGCTGCTTTGTGCCGCGTCGGTCATGTAGAGGATATATCCGGCGTGCGCGCCGTTCTGGTAGTACTTCCGGCGGAACAGCGTGGCGGCCTCATTCAGCCAGGCAGAATTCAGGGCGCTGAGGTATTCCGGCAGGCCGTACAATTCCTGACTAATGTCCGGCTCAATCAGATGAAACACGCTGCCTGCTTCGAACTGATGTGCGTCCTTCCATTGCTGCACAAACCAGTAAGTATCCTGATCCACGCCCCGGCGTGCGTATTTGGCAGGCACGGTTTTCATCACCACGGCGTCGCCGAGCTGGTTGCGGATCACTTCTAAAAACCCGTTCCCGAATACCAGGTAATCCAGGGCGAACCGGCTGAACTCTTGCTGTGATAACAGCGGGTGCGGGACAAAGGTCGAGGCCAGAATATTACGTTTCACATACAGCGAAGAGCTGTGATGAACCGCTGCCCGCAGCGTGCGGGCCAGTCCGTCAAAGCTGACCGGCGGCTCATACCACTGGCCGTTCCCCGTGCATTCGATGTAATCCAGGATTTCACGGCGGTCTAATACCGGCGTCGGGTCGCCAAAGCTGAACGCCTCCGCGCCGCTGGTCTGCTGCGCGGCTGCTGTTTGTGCCGACTTGCGGAATTTACGCTTACTCATAATTAATAAAACTCCAGGATGTTAGGGCTTTGGCCGCCGCTGGCGGCGGTCAGTGGTTCATTTAGCAGCGCGTGCATGATTGCCCAGGCGACATCTGCGTGGCTGGCTTCCTCGCTGCGGCTGGCCTCGTAGGTGGAGCGGCTGCCGCTGGCGGTCATGGTTTTGCGGATCGCCATGAATGACGACGTGATGTCTTTGTGGTTGGTGTCGTACTCCAGGCGTCCGGACGTGATGGTGTCCTTAGCTTTCAGTACCATTTTCGTTTTGGTTTCCGGGCTATAGCGGATTTCCATCACGGCAGGGAAGAACTGCCGGACAAGCTGGAACACGCCCTGACCAATGCCGGTGGCATCAATGCCGATATATTCCACGCAGTAGCGTTTTGTGAGTTCCTCAATGCTTTTCGCCTGGGCGGCAAAATCCATACCCTTCCACTGGTGGCGTTCCAGTACGCGGAATTTGCCGCCGTCTACTAGCGGCGGAGCCAGTACGGCGCAGCCTGCGCTGTCGCCAGTGTGCGACGGGTCGTAACCAATCCAGACGGCGCGATAACCAAACGGACGCGTTGCGAACGGGCTGAAATCCTCCCATTCCTCCGCGCTCTCCACCATGCAGCGTTGCAGCTCGGCGAACGGGAATACGGACGCCTGATCGTCAACAAATTCACACATAAACAGGTTGCGGAAATCTTCGGCGCTGTTCTCCTGTTTCAACGTATCGATGTTGAACAGGTTACAGCCACCGGCCAGCGCGTCCTCAATCGTGACGATTTGCCGCCACTGCCCGTCGCCGCAAAGCTGGCCTTTCGCCAGGGCGTGATGGCTGATATCCAGCTCAATCCTGTCGTTGCGATCTTCCCGCCCTCTGTTGAACAGCTCACCTGACCAGAACGGGTAAGCACCGTGTGTCAGTGCCGACGGCGTGGAAAAATAGGTGGTGCGCAGATGTTCCTGCGACGCCATGCCGCTGGCGACCTTGCGCAGCTTCTGGAAGTTGGGGATCCAGAAGATTTCATCCACGTACAGGTCGCCGTTATGGCTTTGGGCGGTGTTGGAGTTGGTGCCTAAGAAAATCAGCTTTGCGCCGTTGTTGCCAATCACAATCGGGTCGCCGGTCAGCTCGACATCAACCTGGCGGGCAAACTGAATGATGTACTCACGGAACACGTAAGCCTGGGTTTTACTGGCTGACAGGAAAATCTGGTTATGGCCGGTTGCCAGGGCGCGCAATAACGCTTCCCGCGCAAAGAAGAACGTTGCGCCAATCTGGCGGGATTTGAGGATGTCGCGGATACGGTGTTTAAGCCCTGCGTCGTACCACACGCGCTGATACTGGAAACACTGGGCAAGAAAAATATCCTCCAGTTTTTCCAGCGCCTCGTCGCTGAAAAAGTTCTTGGTCGGCTTCTTACGATCCCCCTTATTCCTGTTGGCAATTTTCGGGTTTAAATCCACCTCATTCCCGGTTTGACCGTAACGGTTCACCCTTGCCAGGCGTTCCATCAACCGGCCTAACGCCTCCATTTCCTTGTAATCCGCATTCCCTTTGACGTCTTTGGTGGTGAGCTGAATGAGGCGCGCTTCCAGGCTCGATTCCACGCGTGAAATGGGCGCAACGTTGTCCCAGGCATTGCGGGTTTTCCAGCTCTGCACCGTCGGTATTTTTTGGTTCAGCATCTCCGCAATCTGACGCACAGAAAACCCCTGCCAGTAAAGCAGTGCCGCCTGGCGCCGTGGGTCGCTGATGAGGGTTGAGTTTGTCATTTTCATGACTGCCACGTTAACGAGCGGCCTGCTGATTTTCCTGCTGTCCACGTTGTGCCATCGAGCATCAACCCGCATCGGCTGGCGGTGTCGGGCGTGTGTCTGGAAACTTGGATTTCTCAGAAGCACACACCGACCGGAGTCCGACACATGGCAACAAAAGCAAAGCGCTTTCGTATCTGTACCGAAGGGGCAACCACCGACGGACGCGAAATCACCCGCGACTGGATTGAACAGATGGCGGCGACCTATGACCCGAAGGTCTACGGCGCACGCATCAACATGGAGCACATCAAGGGTTATTTCCCTGACAGTGCGTTTCGTATGTACGGCGATGTCACCGGCGTTTACGCCGAAGAAGTGGCAGACGGCGCGCTGAAAGGCAAGCTGGCACTGTATGCCGATATCGACCCGACGCCTGATTTAGTGTCGATGGTGAAAGCCCGTCAGAAGGTTTACACCTCCATCGAAGTTAACCCCTCGTTTTCCGATACCGGCAAAGCCTATCTGATCGGCCTGGCCGTGACCGACAGCCCCGCCAGCCTCGGCACCGAATACCTGCAATTCAGCGCGAAGGCGCAGCAAAACCCGCTGGCTGGTCGCAAACAGGATGCAGGAAACCTCTTTACCGCTGCCGAAGAAACGGCGTTCGAGTTTGTGGAAGAAGCACCGGCCGCCCCGTCGCTGTTCACGCGTGTGAAACAGCTGCTGTCCAGCAAATCCACCTCGGATGATGCCCGTTTTAAAGATGTCCATGACGCGGTGGAAGCGGTGGTTGCGCACGTTGAAACCGGCATGAAAGACACGGATGAAAAGCTGTCCGCGCTGGAAACCACCGTGACAGAACGCCTGAACGCGCTGGAACAAACCGCGAAAGATGACCGCGAACAGTTCAGCACGCTCAAAGGCAAGCTGGAGAAATCCGCCCCGCAGAGCTACACGCAACGCCCTGTTTCAAGCGGCGGCGGCAAGGGTGATACAGCCAATTTCACCGACTGCTAAGCACAAAAAACGCGATTACCCCGTTAACCAAATTTGGAAAAAAAACGCATGAAACAAACAACCCGCTTTCAATTTAACGCCTTCCTGTCCCGCATTGCCGAGCTGAACTCAGTGGACACCGGTGACCTGGATAAAAAATTCAGCGTTGACCATCCGCGCCCGCAGTGCGGACTATCGCGGCAGCCTGAATTCCCGCCGCGACAACTCTTATCACGACACGACGCTGGAGGCGGTGGTGTCCGCCGTGGCGGCGCGCAACAACCTTAAGCCCGCCATCGCCGAGCCGTTCAGGGGCGTGCCGGTGTCGCATATCGACCAGACGCAGGAAACCGACGCAAAGTTTATCACCCGTCTGGCGGAGCTGAACGGCGCGGTTGTCGCCATCAAGGCCGGTAATCTGCTGTTTATCAATCCAGGGGCGGCAAAGACGGCCAGCGGGAAGCCTATCCCGCAGATGACGATTGTCCGCAGCGACGGCGACGGGCACACGTTTAATATTGCTGACCGTGGGGCGTATACCGGCGTGTCGGCAAGCTGGCTGCATACCAAAGACCCGAAACCGAAAAAGGTGAAGGTGCAGCGGAAACCAAAAGTGCAGTACCTGCGCGCCCTGCAACACCCGAAAGCAAAGAAGACCAGCGCGAAGGTGCAGAAAACGCCGGAGGCGAAGGAAGGGGAATACCTGGCGGGCAGTGAAGACAACGTGTTTACCCTCACTACCATATACGCTACGCAGAAAGCGGCCATGCGGGCAGCGCAGGCAAAGTGGGACAAACTCCAGCGCGGCGTCGCGGAGTTCTCGATCTCCCTGGCTCGCGGGCGTGCGGATTTATTTCCTGAGACGCCGGTGGCCGTGTCCGGATTTAAATCCGTAATTGACGCGCAGCCCTGGATTATCAGCAAGGTGACGCACAGCCTGGGCGGCAGTGGGTTTGTGACGACGTTAAATCTGGAGGTGTTGTTGTCGGATGTGAGTTATGAGGCGATTGGAAATGATGGGGATTAATTAAAAATACATCTCTATTATTGAGAGTAATGAGCACCGTTATCAGGAAGGTTGTGATGCTTTTAGATAAAATTAAAAAACTTGAAGACAGTCTGCACACAGTGCGAAGGCATGACCCAATCTGGCTGGACAGGGTCTTACATTCTCATTTCACGGAAATAACTTATTCCGGGCACCTCGTTAACCGCGAAAAAGTTATTCAATCGCTGCTTTCAGAGACTGATGCGCCTGAAATTTTTGGTTTTAATTATTCCCTTATTGAGATCGACAGTACCCATGTAATTCTTACCTACCGTACCCAGGGAAAAGCGGGCTGTCGTCGGGCACTGCGTTCATCTCTTTGGGTTTACTCAGAAAACTACGATTGGCAGATGGTGTTTCATCAGGGGACACCGGATGGAAGCTCTGATTGAATCTGGGGTATGTAAATCATTGTAATACCGGATGTATGATAATTAAGAATGCATACAATGACTGTATCTGATTGCAAATGATTACATGGTGATTATTATGATGCACTGCCCGAAATGCCAGCACGCCGCTCACGCCCGTTCAAGTCGTTACCTGAGCCTCAACACCAAAGAGCGTTATCACCAGTGCCAGAATATCAATTGCAGTTGCACGTTCAAAACACATGAGTCGATTGCTGACATCATCGTCGAGCCAGGAACGGTTCACGCTGTGCAGTTGCATCCGGACAAAAACAGTCAGCAGTCATTCCAGATGCACTAAAGAAAAAGCCCCGAATAAACGGGGCTTAGTTGTCGATGTGGTCAATGCGTGGACACTGAAATGAATAAATCCATTTAATTCATATAGTTAACATCTATTTCAAAGGCACAAAAATGTGCCTTTTTTACCATTTATTTTTCCTGCACTTACAACGCGATCACTATAAATCAATGAGTTATATGCGGTGTGTATTTGACGCCAATGCTGGCCTGAGCCGGGCGGGTAAATGACTGCGTCGGTAAAATCAACGATTACCTCCCTGGAATATCGTTATCCCATCCGAAATATAATCAATAGCCCTTTGGCTGGCTATTATCGTTTCCCCGCCTACTATTATCTGTGAGCATTACTTCTGGGGCGGTTCTGCACCCTTTTTGCTCATTATTTTTAATGATTAA